CGGGATATTACATTAGCGATGAATGGGCAGAAAAATACCGTTTTGGTGGGACTGGTGGCTTGTACAACAACGCTGCCTCAACTGGTTTAACTCCAGATTTACCATTTTTACCTGTATTTAATGCTAAGAAAAAAGACGCAGAACCAAAACAAATTTTTGTTTATAACCCTTACCGTCCTGGTCAGCGTTATTATCCTCTTCCAGATTACGTAGGTGCACTACGTGTAATTGATTTAGATTCAGAAGTAGATAATTTTCATATTTCAAACATTAAAAATGGTTTAGCACCATCTTTAGCTATTACTACCTTTACCAACGCTGATCCTGATCAACGTAATGAAATTGAAGCAATGCTTCGTTTACAATACCAGGGTTCAGGTAATGCAGGACAATTAATGTACATGGATGTTGATTCTCCAGAAAATGCTCCTGTAATTACTCCTATTAATGGTAATGGTAGTGATGATTACTATATCGCAATTAACGATATGGTAAAAGAAAAAATATTAACAGCACACAGAATTACCTCACCAGAAATTTTTGGTATCATGACCCCTGGTAAATTAGGAGGTAAAGATGAGGTAACAGATGCTTACCTATTATTCATCAACACAGTAATTCGCCCATATCAACAAACCCTACTATCTGAAATAGAAAATTTCTTACATTTGATGTTCCCAACAGCAGGTGATTTTTCAGTAGGTGTTCAACAATTAAGATTGTTTAATGATGGAGAAACTGAGGTAGATGTAGTTACATCAGTAGAATCAGAAGCAGGTGAAGATAAAGAACTTGAAGCTGAAATCGAAGCTACAGACAGACAAGCAGAAAACGACGAATTAGCAATACTATAATGACTACTACATTAATAATCTCAGAAGAAAAACTCCGTGAATTTACGGATATTAACGATAACTTAGATTCTAAGTTGTTGATGAACGCAGTACGTGAGGCGCAAGACATTTATTTGCAGCGTCTTACTGGTACATCCTTATATGAATATATACTTGCTCAAATTGATGCAAATACTTTAAGTGGTAACTATAAGGATTTGGTTGATAATTTTATTCAACCTTATTTGATTTATGCTTCTTATTGGGAGTCATTAGATGCAATTTACACTCGCCCACGTAACAATGGTTTATTACAGCCAACCGGGGGTGAAAATAGTGAAAAAGCAGACGGTACTTGGTACAATCGTAAACGCCAAATGGTAGAAAATAAATTAGAATACTACGGTGAGCGTTTAACTAATTATTTAATTCAAAACGAGGCACAATTTCCACAATTAAATGATAATGGGCCTTTCTGGAAGCAATATCCAGATTATACTACAGGTTACAATAAATCACCAATTGTATTCAATCGTAGAACAAGAGCATATCACGCAGGTGGAGCTATGGCAGCCGGTTTAAGAATGGCTGACTCACGTTATTCATTTATGCCTTATGGTAGTGATATTTTTTACCCAGGACCTAGACCTTGCTAATTAAAATAATATGGGAATCAATTTAACAGGACAAACAATTGCAAGTACCTACGAAGATCTGGTACTAATTTCTGGTAGCGTATTAAGCAACGGTACTGGTTCAGACATTACTTCATTAACTATTACAGCCTCTAACGCTATAAGTGCTAGTGCTGCAGTAAGTGCTTCACACGCTTTAATTGCTGATGATGCTTTAACCGCTACTTCTGCCTCGTATGCTCTTTCAGCATCACACGCAGAAAATGCAGATACTGCTACTTCAGCATCTCATGCCTTAATTGCAGATAATGCTGTTAGTGCTTCATATGCCTTAACTTCTACTAGTGCTTCACACGCCTTAGATGCAGATACCTCAACTTCAGCGTCGCATGCATTAAATGCTGATAATGCTATAAGTTCTTCTTATGCTGTTAATGCCGGAAGTGCACTTACAGCTACTTCAGCTTCACACGCTTTAAATGCTGATGCTTCTATTTCTGCCTCACACGCATTAGTAGCTGATTTTGCATTAAATGCATCTACAGGTAGTGCGTTGATAACTGCGTCTATAAGCGATGCTACTACCACATTCACCAAGGGCGATGGTAGCACGTTTGCTCTTACAGTAAATAACGTAGTAAACGCGTCTTCAGCAAGCGTAGCAGTATCTGCTTCGCACGCTGAAAATGCTGATGATGCTATTACTGCTCTTACAGCTATTTCAGCTTCACATGCGTTAAATTCTGATGTATCTATTTCATCTTCATTTGCAGATACTTCAATTAGTTCATCTTACTCAAACTTTGCATTATCAGCTTCTTACGCTTTAAATGCTCAAGCGTTCCCATTTACGGGTTCTGCTCAAATTACTGGTTCAGTAGGAGTAACAGGTTCACTAGAGGTATTAGGTACTCCAGCTTTACACTACAGATTAATTTCTAAGAACGGTATTAATGCTTGTGATGGTGGCTCTATTGCTCAAGATGCTTCTAATGGAGGTGATGGTTCAATTGTAGGAGGACAAAATAATATAATTTCTGCTCAAGCCCAACGTGGTGTAATTATTGGAGGTAATTTAAACCAATTAACTGGGGGTCCTGATAGTGTATCAATTGGTGGTAGAAATACTAACGCTTCAGGTTTATCTGTAGTAATTGGTGGATTTAACTCTACTATTTTAGGTGCTAGAACTCACACATTTGGTTGTGTGGATGTTAACCTAACTGGGATGAGTAATTCTACTAATTATCTTACGTTAATTGGTGCTAGAGGAGGATTTAAACCAACTACCGTCGCTATAACACTTCCTGAAGTTGTATTAGGTGGATATGCTAATTCAGGTTCATCTGATGGCCGTGGTAATACTTTAGTAGGTGGTATTAATAATCATATTTCAGGAAGTATAAGTGGTTCTTCTATGATTGGTGGTGAATTTAATACTTTAAGCCACACTCGTTCAGTAATTATAGGAGGAACAGGTATTACCTCAAGTGCTGCTGATACAGTTTATGTACCTAATCTTTATGTGTCAGGTTCACTAACTGCTCCAAGCTTAACTGTTGCCAGTGCTTCTTATGCTGATACAGCATCGGTTGCTCTTACTGCAGATACTGCTACATCAGCTTCATATGCTTTAGTTTCAGATACAGCTACTTCGGCTTCACATGCTTTAGCTTCAAATACTTCAATATCTGCTTCACATGCATTAAATGCAGATAATGCTGTTTCATCTTCTTACGCGTTAACTGCTTCTTTCTTAGAAGGTGGAATCCCAACAGTAGAAGCAATTTGGACTTCATACACAGGTTCAAATAACCTATTTGCAAATACTGCTTCATTTAACTACACAATTGGTCAGGGATATGCTACAAGTTCTCAAATTGAGAATTCAATGTTCTCTGCAATTAACTCTCAAGTAGGTTCAGCTAGAAACAGTGCAATCATTGGTGGTACAGGCCATGAAATGTATGACAATACTGGAGGATTTGGTGGTGTAATTGTAGAAAACAGTATTATCTTAGGTGGTACAAGCAACGGTATCTTTGGAGATGCTAATGGTGCCTTTATTTTAGGTGGTAACAATAACCAAGTTGAAGCTGACGATACTAATAACTCAGGTATTATTGGTGGTAATAATAACGTAGCTTATGCAGTTGATAACACGGTAGTAATTGGTGGTAGTTCAAACTTACTAAGAAGTACCTCAGACAATACTGTAGCAGTAGGTAGTACAAGTAATACACTTGATTTTACTTCTAAAACCGCATTATTAAACTCTCATAACAACTCAAACGGAACTACAAATACTAACGTAACGTTAATTTCTACAGATGGAGCAACTGCTTTCCAAGATTACAACGTTTATATTGGTGTAAATGGTGCAGGTAGAACATTTGAAGCTGGTACAGCAACTACAGTTAATACTTACATTGACAAATTAATTGTATCAAGTTCTGTAAGTGCTTCTTCATTTATAGGTGACGGTAGTGGATTAACTAACATACCAGCAGGAAATCCTTTCCCACACACTGGCTCTGCTGAGATTACAGGTTCATTGATTGTTACAGGTTCGATTTCTGGTGAAGTACAAACATTATCAGTTTCCTCAAACACAGCCTCTATTGACTGTTCTGTAGGTAACTTCTTTAAGTTGACTATCCCAGGAGCTTCTACTACACAAGTTGTAGCATCTAATATTCAACCAGGACAAACTATTAACGTATTGTTTGAACAAGAAGCAAACAATAGTGGTAGTATAACATTCCCATCATACTTTAAGTTTGCGGGAGGATATGATTACGAACCTACTTTACAATCGGGTTCTAAAGACATAGTATCAATGGTGGCTTTTGATTCTACCAACTTGTACACAGTATCAGTTAAAAACTTATTATAATATGTTTGCACCTATAGCGGTTCAAGATTTAAGTTGGCCGGACCCTCAATTTGGGGGTCCTGACGCCATCTTAAAGTGGTTAGAATGTAGCCAAGCTTATGTTAACATTCCTTTAGCTACTACAGATGATGTAACAACTTTAGGACCAAATTATGGTGATGGTACTTTTAAATTTATTGGCTCAGCAATTGCTAAAAATGGACTAATTTGTGCTGGTCCCCACCTTATTAATAAAGTATTATTTGTAGATACAAACAACGATTATGTTGTTACTAGTTCTTATGCTGTATCACCTGAGGCTACTACTTATTCTCAGGGGGTGATATATTGTGCTTATGATGATTCTTTTTATATACAAAGAGCACCAAACCTAGGTTATAAGGGTTTAATAAAAATTAATGCTAGTAATACTAGTTCATATAGTACTGGGTCTATTTTATCTAATACTACAATAGGTCCAGGCATGTGGGTAGACCAAGATACACTTTATTTAAGAGAATGGTTTGGTGATAGTATCCCACAAAGATTATTTTCTTATAATGTTACTACTGGAGTTACTGCTAGTATAACTAACATTACATCTCCAGGTTATGGCCCTGACCAAATACTGTTTGCTCCTAATAATAAAATGTTTTTCCCTAATCAACAGGGAACACAAATGCAATATTATGATTTTAATACAGGATTAACAGGTAGTGTAACAGGAACATCTGTAGCAGATGAAACTACAATATATTTGTTAATGCCTGATGGTAACTATTATACACCTCCTGGATTTACAGGAAATAGGGTATATAAATTAGATCCAAATGCTTTAACATTATCTGTAGTATATACAGGGTCTCCTTATGTAACTGGAAGTGCCCAAAGAGATAAATGGTTGGCTTGGTTTCCTAATAATACAATTGGTAGTTATCAAGGTATATCTCCCTATGATGTATATGCTTACGATTATGAAAATAATACAGCAGTATCTGTAAACTTTACAATTCCATCTGGTTCTTCAGGTGATAATCCTTATAATACTACAGTATTAGCTAAGAATGCAACATATTCTATACCTTGTAATGCTAGAAGTGTAATTAAATTTAATAAAGTAAATTATAAAAACTTATTAAATAGTGCAACATATTCAGGGCCTATAAACACTCACACATAATATCTATTAGTATTCCGATTTTATTAACCGGGGTTATCTAAATTGCGCGTTTGGGGTTGGCGAGATTCGCCAACCTCTTCTTTTTTAAACGTGCTATCTCAAGAGAGATGCGACATATTTATACCACGTATAATAATAAACAATGTCAAAATGAGAAAGCACAAATACCCCCAAATCTCCCATTTATATACCCAAGATAAAAATGCGTATATGCGCGAATGGAGAAAATTAAATCCTAAATATAATCAAGTAAAGGATGAATGGCGTAGATTAGATGATAACATTTACACTGAATTACCTGAGGATGCAGTTGCGATTCCTACTTTCCCAACGTATTATGCACGACCAAATGGTGAAATATGGCGTGATACGAGAAAATTGGAATCTGCTATTAAATGCGGTAAAGCACGCGTTTTAAAACTAACTCAAACATTTAATAATAAAAACGGATACTATACAGTTCAACCCTACATTGGTATTAAAAGAAAACTAAAGTATGCTCACCGTTTAATTCTAGAAACATTTAAGGGTCCAGCACCTGAATCTAATATGGAATGTCATCATATTGATGCTGATCGTACAAATAATAACATTGATAATTTAATGTGGGTTACTCGATTAGAGAATGTACGTTATATTCCTGAAGGTAAAATGTTAGGTCCTAAGAAAAATTTGACTCAAGGTAGAAAGCGCCATACATTTAAATGGGGTGAGTACTACATCCAGATTAGAGATTTTAAAGATTTAGGTCTTAAAAATACTGAAATTGCTAAATTGTTGAGTATTCCAAAAGACTTAATTCACTCAATTGTAAAAACAGTACTTAACCTTGATTCCCTAAATCGACTTTAGTACATTCGCACCATAGGTATAACATATCAATGTCACGGCCCACCGGGGTAACACTTCTATAGAGATATAGTTGGATCAGGTAAACACAATTCTAGATTAACGCCTCAGTTTTGTATAAAGATTTGTTTCCTGAGGATATGGGGGGAGGGGTGAAAATAAATACTTTGTTTAAATAATGACTATAGAAGAAAGATTAAATAAATACATTTCAGAACATTACCAATGGTTACTGAATGAGGTTAAGAAAAATATAGCGAAGGGGAAGATGAGTGAATACGCAGAGGATTTACTTCACCACATTATTCTTGATCTCTATAGGATGGATGAGGATAAAATATCTCAGATGTTAGAGAATAATAAACTAAAATGGTATATTCTCTCAGGTTGTGGTCTTCAACTACGTTCTTCTACCTCCCCATTCTATCGTGTTCACAGAAAAAATAAAATGTCTTCTAGAGAAAACTACTCCTCAGGAGATGATCACGAATTTACTTTCTCAGGTGGTTTAGGTATCCTAGAGCAAGTTTATGAACCATATGAGGAAGATGAATTATACAATTGTATGCTTAGGGAAATAGAAAATCTCCATTGGTACTACCGCACCTTAATTCAGGATAAATGGATAGAGGAAATGACTCTTAACCAAATGAAAGACAAATACGGAATTACTCTCACCAGTTTATCTAAAGATCTAAAAATCGCCTACGCTTTAATTAAAGAAAAATGTAATTGCATATGATACACTTTTATATAATACTTGTTTTAATCGCGTTAGCTTCAGGAATCGTGGGGTTCTATGCTACACGTATTATAATGCGTACTAAACAATATTTTACCGGAATAAAACACAAACGTGAACAGGCACTACGTGATGTGATTAAAGAAGAAATTAAAAACGTGCTACTAGAACTTAAAAACGAACAATAATGGGATTAGTATTTAAATCAGAAGAGGAAAGAAATCCAATCATTCAAAACCCATCTCAACCAGAAGATCAGTGTGCTGAAATTAAGGCACAATTAGATGAAATAAACCAATTTATTGATGAGAATAATTTGCTAAAGCATTTTTATATGTGGCAAGAAATAAAGCGTCAATTAGAGGGTACGAGTGCAGAAGTGATTGATGATGAAGATAAACTATTAAACTAATGGAATTACTAGCATTATCAGCTCTATCACTCTTATTCGTTAAGTACTTTAGTCCAATCCAGCCCGTTAGAGAATGGATTGTAAATAAACTAATAAACTTTATGATCAAATATAAACTATGGTTTCTAGAATATTTGGTACAGATACTAACGTGTCCTTTTTGTTTTAGTTTTTGGTTAACTTTGGGTTTAACGTTATCTCTCTACAAAGCCGCCATAGTGTCTGTCTTAACAATGATAGTGCTTTATACCACAGAATCTTTATTAAAATACTTAAGTGATGAATCTAAATAATTTAACAATAGAGGATATTAATTGGCTATTAAATGATTATAACCGTATCCGCAATTATGGCAAAGTAAACTCATGGATTGATTGGCACGTTAAAGCATTGCAATTAATTAAAGGCAGTGCTCAAAAACCAGATTGTGCCTGTAGTTGGGCAGCCACAGCAAGAATAGCCAGTTCAACATATGAGCAACACGAACAACAGTTAAAAGATAGATTAGTTACATTAGAAAACCCCGTTATAGAAGATGATCAGAAAGGAATTAATACCAGCCCTTCGAAAAGAAGCAGAAGAGCAAGCAAGGAAAATTCTGGGGAATAATAAACTAAAGAAGGGTAATCTAGAATCAAAACATAATACCAGCAAAAAACATAAAAGTGTTCTACATTCATTATTTAATCCAAAGGATATAGACCACTGTATTAATAATGGTATTGATATGTGGTATTTATACGAGGAGATGGGTTCCAAGTATAATGGTAATAGGGAAGAAACCGAACCTAAAAAATATTATCAATGTACAGGTAAACCTAGAGGCCGACCTAAACAAGACAACAATGAATAAGAGCAATAAAATAGAAAATATAAATCACCTCCAAGAGAGTATTGATTATATTCTAGATAATATGGCTGGATGGACTACATTTACCTCGTGGTATATGGAGAAATATGGCACCAATCGCAAATACGCGTCCCTAGTTTGGAATAAAGCATGGGAAATAATTAGTGATGATTTTGAGGATAGTGTTAGAAAATCAGTAACAGAAACCCTAATGCGATTAGAGGCATTGGAAGTAGAGGCATTCGCTGAAAACGATAGACGATTAATCTACGATATTATCAAATATAGAAACAAAATACGTGGAGGAGAAATTGAACGTCAGGAAGTTAAAGTAACTGGCAATATAAAACTAAGTTGGGGTAATGATCCTGGTTTAGCTAAATTAGAGTCAGATGATAACGAATGGCAGAAAAAAATGTAAATAAATGGATGTTACGTTATTTACACCGCATACTGGGCAACAGCAGATTATTAATGATTTTGCAGATAGCCCTCATAAGTTTGCTGTGGTTGCAACTGGTCGTCAGTTCGGCAAGTCATTACTTGCTCAGAACTTGATGCTTTATTGGTTATTAAGTAATCCAGGTCAAAAAGGAGCATGGGTTGCTCCCATTTATAACCAATGTAAAAAAGTATTCAATGAAACAACTAGTGCAGCATATGAAATTATATCGAAACAAAACAAGGCCGATCTTAATATTGAGTTCGTTAATGGTTCTACTTTACAGTTTCTTTCAACCGATAACTATAATACCATTCGTGGCTTTTCCTTTAATTTCATGGTGGTGGACGAAGCAGCATATGTGAAGGAAGAAGCAATAAATGAGGCAGTATTCCCTACCCTATCAGCAATCGGAAAAAAATGTTTAATAATTAGCACACCTAAGGCTAAAAACTGGTTTTATACGTGGTATTTACGCGGAACAAGCGATAATAACGAGGTTATATCATTTAGAGGTCGTAGCGCAGATAACCCGCATATTGACCTAGATTTTATCAATTCACAAGCATCATCTTTACCACACGAGATTTACCTACAAGAATATGAGGCACAATTTAGTGAGGCAACTAATGATGTATTTAGAAATTTAGAAATAGCCTGTATAAAAAATGAATGGGAACAACCTGGAAGAAATGCAAATTATTATTTCGGAGTTGACGTTGGACTCTCTAATGATTTTACCGTTTGCGCCATTATTGAAGAGTCCGGCCGCACAGCGAAGATTCTTAGATTTAATGGGACAACATTTGAAGATGCTGGAAAGACTATCGTCTCTGAACTACGAAAATATAATGTTAGAGGGGGATATTGCGAAAGCAATGGAATCGGTAGAGCAATACTTGAACTCATTCAATCCGAGCGAATCAAGGTTACAGGATTTACGACAACGAATGAATCTAAAACTAGAGGCGTCAGGAAGCTCATCGCCGACATCGAGTCTGGAATGATTGAATTACCTAGTAAGAAATTAATGCCTGAGTGTTACAATGAATTATCAGCATACACTTACAAAATAAACACAAACGGTACTATCTCGTTTTCACACCCTTCAGGTTACCACGATGATATTGTAGATGCTATTTGGTTAGCTAACCTAGCACGTAATGAGATTATAGGTAAACGAAGTAGTTTGTATATTGGCGGTCCTAAACAGGATATGCAAACCAAAGTAAATTGGGGTGGTTCTGGATTTTAAACGTGATCCCCTAAAAGAGAGTTGATAACTTTATAATATAAAATAACAAAATGAAGAAATATAACAAATACGGAGCTAAGGAGAAGAATGAAATAAAATTTGATTCTGAAATAGTAACCAAATACAAAGAACAAGATTTACCTGAAGATGTCTTAATGATTAGATGTTATAATAAGAAGGATGAATGTTATGTTCTATACCAACCCAATTACGAGGAAAAACAAGTAGGTATTTCCCTAGATAGAACAACACCATTCTCAGACGCAGTATTAACCTGGTTAATTAATTCAGGTACTGCTGAAAAAATGATGAAGGAAATCTATCAGGTATTATGGGGTTCACAAAACCCACAAGCAGATATGGCAAAAATTCAGTTACCAGATTTGCAATACAATTTGGTTTCCCAAACAAAATAACGTATATTTATATATAATAAAAATAAATGTCGCTATGAATGCAATTGTATCTACTTTCCGTGCTCTACAAGATGTAGAGGTAATGCTTGATATCACCTCATCAATGGAGGGTCAAGAAGAAACCCTTAAACAACTTACTCGCGAACGAGATAGGTTAGCAAAGTCACTCTCAAACTTGGTTTCCATCAAATAGGTTTGTATATTACCACGATTGATGATTTGAAATAAAAAAAAGCTATTCTCCACTTTCTACGCTTTTTTTACCCCCTACGTTTGAGTGACATTGGCGTAGGGGTTTTTTTTTAATTTAAAAGACTAACAACCCGCACGCGGGTATTTATTGACATATAACATAATTAAAATATTATGACAAGAGAACAAATACAAGGAATGCTAACTGAAGGATATGATTTAAATCAGATAGCTGCCATTCACATGATTAGCAAACAAGCACTACAGGATATTCTAGATTCAGGTGCTTGCGCTCCCATTATTGAAAAAAGTAAGGGCACTACAGGTACCTCAGGTAAATCATCTACTAGTTCAACTAGTGGTATTACAAACTATGGTATAGGTACCTCAGGTACTAATTGGATAAACGAAGAAGGGCTATGAAAACCTATAAAGAAGTAGTTGAAACATTTGCTGCTGCTTGTAATGCACACTTAGCGATTAAAGCATTCGCTGAGGGTTCACTTGATTATTTAGATGCTAGTTCACAGAATATTAAATATCCGTATATATTCCTACGTCCTGTAACATCACCTGGGATTAATCTAAATGAAAATGGTATTAGTGGTACTCGCTCCCTTACATTTGAGATGTACTCATTAGACATACCTAAGTTATCGGACGCATCACCTCTTAAAATTAAAAGTGATACTGAACAATACATTTATGATTTGATTGCTTACTTTAACTTAGGTTCTCAACAACAAACAGAATGGATTACTTTAACTACTATAATCCCAGTAGATGAGGCATTTAACGATAGAGCATATGGGTGGGTAGCTACAATTACTTACACTGATTCTTACATACTTGATTACTGCGCATTCCCCTCTTTAGCACAAAACGGATAAATTATGGATTTTAAAATCAATATACCAGATTACTTAAATTTAAAACAATATAAGGAAATCCAACGTTATGAACATTTAGAGCCTTTAGAAAAAATGGCTAAAGTTATTAGTATTCTCTCAGATAAAACTGAAGAAGAAATAATAATCTTATCTCCTTCAGACGTGTCTAAAATTTATTTAGATATTATAAACAGTTTAACTGATATAGATAGTG